GCCGGGTGGCGTAGTCAGTGATCGCCGCCTGGATGAGCAGCAGCAGCCGGGCATCCTCCTGCTTGAGGATGGCCTGCTTGGTCTCGTCCTGGGCCTGCTCGACCGCGTTGATCCGCAGGTAGAACAGGTCCTCCTTGCGGATGGCCGGGCGCGAGGCGATCCGGAAGAACCGCACCGGCACGCGCTTGCCCTCAAACGGCGTGACGCGGACTTCGCCCTCGGTGCCGCTCATGAGGTAGGCCTGGCCGAGGTCGTCCCACACGTCGTACTCGACCGGGGTACCCGGGGTCACGGGGTCCTCGACCAGCACGTTCCGCACGATGCCCTGATAGCGCAGCTTCAGCTGGATGGGGCCGACCATGCCGACGCCCAGCCGGCGGAAGCCGTGCGCCTCATCCGACAGGATGAGGGCCATCTTCCGGACCTTGGCCTCGGTCGACAGCGGGCCCGGGCCCGACGCCAGCTTCTGCTCGATCTGCTGCACGTAGTCATCGGACCGCCGTGCCGCCTTCGCCCTGAGCGAGCCATTGCTGGCCAGCACCATCTGTGACATCTGAGGCCCTCCTCAGGGCTGCCTGAGCTGTCGTGCTGCGGGGGCGCGCGGACGCGCGCCCCCGGGGTACCGCTAGTACCAGCCGTTGCTGACGGTCGCAGCGCCGGTCGGGGTCAGGTTGTACATGTGCGGCAGGAGGCCGCCGATGACGATCTTGGTCGGGGAGGCGACCTTGAGCAGCCGGGCCACCGGGAAGCTCGTGCCGACCGTGCCCGAGGGGACGTTCACGCCGGAGGCAGCGGCGGGGATCAGCTGGCCGGGATACGAGCCGGAGACCGTGGTCGTCCAGATCCCGTAGACCAGCGTCTCGGTGCCGTCGCCCGGGTCGACCCACGTCGAGTTGGTGTCGAAGGCCGGGGCGAGGATCTCGAACTCGGCATCCGGCGTCAGCTTCCACACCGCGAAAGTGTTGATGCCGACCTGCAGCGGCTCGTCGATGCCGTCGCCGCCGACGTACAGCGCGCCGAGGCCGTAGGGCACCACCGTGGTGGCCGCCGCGTTGCCGAGGCCCTGCAGGCCCGAGCCGGTCTGGCCCGACAGCGGCATCACGTTCTCGCCGGAGGTCTTGACGTAGACCATGCCCGGCCAGAACGGCGTGAGCCGGTTCCAGGCCGGGTCCAGGAAGCACGAGGCCGGGGTCGCCTGCGTCCAGGCGTAGTTGGGGCGGATGGTCCGCTTGAGATAAGTCTGATTGATCTGCAGACGAAGCACGGTTTTCCGCTCCTTATGCCCGAATCTCTTCCGGCCTGATCTTCTGCCTGTTCATCCGGGAGCGGGCCGGAAAAGACAGCAGGAGATCCCGGAATTTCTGTCAGGCGTACGTGAGAAAGCCGCCGGCCGGATGCGAGGGGCCGGCATAAGCCCGGGTGAACAGGATGCTGGAATGCCCCGTGCTGCTGATCGTCCACGAGGCCGTGAAAGTCCCCGGCGACGGCGCGGCGTCATAGCCGGTCTGCAGCGAGAACGGAGTGGTGATCGCCGTCCCGGCCGCCGTCAGGCCGCCGCCGGCGGTAATGGTCGCGCCGCTGCCGTTGAAGATCTCCGCGCCCCAGACCACCTGGTCATCGGGGTGAACGGTAATGGCCTGGGTCTGCGGGCTCGCGCCGGCCGGGCTGGACGAGGCGGAGGCATCGCAGCTGCCCAGGCCGGCCAGCAGGTCAGCAATCATGCAGATGCCCGCCGCCTGCGCCGACGGGAAGGTCACGGTGATCGTGTCCGCCACGGGCGTGGTGACCAGCGCGGTGGCGAGCACCGACTTGTAGACGCCGGCGCCGAGAGTAGCCAGCAGGCTGCCGTCCTCGACCGTGTAGGTATTGCCCTTGCTGTCGGTAACCCCGGTGGGCGTGGCGTTATTGAAGCCGCGCAGGACAGCCAGGACGACGCCGCCGGCCGGGCAGGCCCGGAGCGCGGTAACTGCCAGGGTGGCCGAGGCCGTATTGCTGTTCTGGCCGACCCGGCCGGTGAACGAGGCCATCAGAACGCATTCGCAAAAGCGATGAAGTCCCAGTTCGTAGTGACTTCATTGTAGATGAACCCGAGGTAGTCCCACTCGCCGGCCGTGGTGGTCAGGGTGGGACTCGGGATCCCGCTGCCGAAGTTGTAGGCGGTGCCGTAGGACAGGGTCCGCGAGCCGGTGCCGTCCTGGGTCACCCGGAAGGTGAGCCGCTGGCCGGGTACCGGGTTCACCGGGTTGGACAGCGTCCGGTTGCCGCCGAGGGTGACGGTGAACACGTTCCCGAGCGCGGCGTTCACCGCGATCGCAGGCCCGTCGGCAAGCGCCACCGGGGTCTCTGCCAGCGGGCCGGCCAGCGTGCGGGGGCCGATCTCCGGGCAGCCGGTATTGCCCGTGGCCGTGACCAGCTGCGGCGCGGTGCCGGACACTACAACCGGGACGGTCAGGCCGCCGGGGATGCCCGAGACAGCATTGCCGGCATAGACATTCCCCCGGGCCGCATTCGTGCCCGCGTCCGAGATCAGCGGCTGGCTCACGCTGTTCGCGTACCAGGTGTTAGCGCAGATCGCTACCCGGGCGACATTGCCGGTAATGGCGACGCCGGGCCCGGACTGGGAGCCGGACTGGCGCAGGATGGCCCCGGTGACAGCAACATCATAGATCTGGCCGTTATTCGTGCCGTCCAGATTGATGATGCCGGTTCCGCCGCCGCCGATGTAGCCGCCCGTGAAAGTCAGCTGGTGGCTGGCGTTGGAGATGTTGAGCATGAAGCCGTTGAAGCTGCCGGTGTTGTTATTGAACCCGTAGAACTGGCTTGTGCTGACGGCATTGATGAACATGGCATCGATGCCGTTCTGGCTGCTCTCGTTGGTCTCGCAGTCAATATATGTGCAGTCACCGGAGTTATAGAAGAAGAACGGCCACGCATAGCCGGAGCCCACTCCGGCCACGATCATCTTCGTGGTGGTGCCGGAGGAGACGAAGCCCATCGTGTACTGCTGGACGGTGGCGCCGGCGGCATAGTTGTTATTCGCGGTGAAGGACTGCACGGTCACGCTGGTGGCACCCGATGATGCAGTCGCGGCGACAACGACCGGCTGCACGTTGTTGTTCAGCGCGCCGATCACCAGGACCTGCCCGGCCGTCAGCCCGGTGCTCAGGGCGGTAACCGTCAGGGAGGTGTAGACAGTGCCCGAGGTCAGTGCGGCATTCAGCGTGACGCCGGACAGGTTCCCGTAGGTCTGCGCGGACGGCCCGGTGCCGGAGTCCCGGAAGGTATTCAGGTCGCCGCCGGCCTGCCAGAATCCGTAGCCGGTGGTGCAGCCGTTCAGCGATATCCACTCGATCAGGGACCTGTTGACTCCCGGCATGTACACCCCGCCGACTGACGAGGCGTAGATGTGATGCCAGTGCTGGGCCGGGTAGCCGGCCTGGGCGTAGATCACGGGGACGGTGCACCCGGCGGTGGCGGCGGTGACAGAAAACCCGCCGATGGTGACAGACTTGCCGGTCGGGACGAGGAACCCGGTAAGGCTGTTGGACCCGATGATCAGGTTGGTGAACGACGGGATGTTCATCGACAGGTTGATGTCGTCGACGCCGCCCGCGAGGCAGACGTTGGAGGGGATGGTCAGCCCGAAACCAGCAGAGCCGTTGACCAGGTAATTCCCGGGCGGCAGCCAGACGATCCCGCCGTTGGTCACCGATGAGCAGGCGTTCAGCGCTGCCTGAATGGCGGCGGTGTCGTCGGTGGTGCCGTTCCCGGTGGCGCCGTAGGCCTTCACGTTGTACCAGTCCGAGGGACCGTCAGCATTGCCGACGTAACCGGGGTTGCCGGCGAAGATAACAGGTGTGGCTGCGGCGGGCGCGGTGCCGGTGATCTGGAAGGGGCTGGTTACTGAGGCGGGCACGCCAGTAAGCGAATTGTAGGCATAGACGCTGCCGCGTGCCGTCGTGCTGCCATTGTCGACCACAACGGGCTGGGCAGAGTTATTGTGATAGATGGAATTGCCGGTAAAGCAGACACGCTGGACATTGCCATTGACATTAACACTCGGGCCGGTCTGAGAACTGTTGCTCCGGATATAGAAGTTAGTGATCACGATATCGAAAGCGGCGGAGACAGTGCCGTCGATATTGATCACGCCAGTCAGGCCGCCGCCAGCCAGACCGCCGCTGAAAGTCAGCTTCTGGCAGCCGTTGACAAGATTGAACTGATAACCAGTAAAGGTCCCGGTGTTGTTATTAAACCCGTAAAAAAACGTCGCGCTGACAGCATTGCAGTACAGCGCATCGATGCCGTTCTGGGCTCCCTCGTTTGTCTCAGTATCAGTAAACTCGCTGTTACTGACCAGGTAAAGAAATTTCGGCCATGCCCAGCCAGCGCTGGAGTTGCTGTTATTCATCTTGACTGTGGCACCGCTGACGAGATAGCCCATCGTGTACTGCTGGACGGCAGCACCGGCCGCATAATTCGCGTTCGCCGTGAAGGACACCGTAGTCACCGACGTGGCGCCGGGGGCGGCATTCGCAGCCACGATTACCGGCTGGACTGTGCCGGTCGTGGCGCCGATAAGGAGGACCTGCCCTGCAGTCAGGGCTGCTGACAGGGCGGTCACGGCGACGGAGGTATAAGCTGTGCCCGAGACAAGCGCCCCGGTAAGGGTAACGCCCGACAGTGTCTCGTAAGCCGGATTGCCGGACGGCCCGGCATTCAGATCGTCAGTATAGACAAGGGTGCATCCCGGCAGCCAGAATCCGTAGCCACTGTTGCAGGAGCTAACGAAGACATGCTGGATACGGGAGCGGTTGAGACTGCTGCAGATGATGCCGCCGGCCCCCTGAATGACCATGTCGTGCCAGAACTGCTGACTGGCATTCGCGTAAGAGGAAATGGCAGGAACGATACAGCCGGAGTTCTTCGCGGTAACGGTGAAGCCGCCAATGGATACCGAGTTGCCGGTGACGGAGAACAAGGCTGTCAGGCTGTTGGACCCGATAATGACATTCGTCCAGCCAGGTACTGTCATAGACAGATGCACGCAGTCAATGGCCCCGCGAACCTCGACCGACGCGGGCACGGTCACGCCCGTGCTGCCCGAGCCGTTAACGAGGTAATCCCCGGCGGGCAGCCAGACCAGGCCCCCGCCGGCTGCGCTCGCGGCATTAACCGCAGCCTGAATGGCAGCGGTGTCGTCGGTGGTGCCGTTGCCGGCGGCGCCGTAGGCCCTCACGTTGTAATAGCCGGGCGCGCCCAGGGCAGACCCGGCGACGATGCCGCCAGTCGTCCAGCCGGTGTTCCCGGCCGCCACGACCGCGCCGGTATTGTCGATCACCTGCGCGGTCCCGTAGCCGGAGGCGATGAACTCGCAGCCGGTGATCTGCGTGGCGCTGGACCCGGACTCCAGGTAGACCGCCGAGCGGGCGACCGGGGTGTTCAGCCCGTTGTACGGGTCGGTATCGAAATGGCAGCCGGTCACCGAGACCTGGGAGACACCGGAGGCCACGTGCAGGTCGTCGTAGGTGTTGGCCGCATACTGCCCCATGTTGCCGAACGACGTGGTGGCGATGCTGTAGCCCTTGCCGCCCTCCAGCCAGATCCCGTGCCCGGAGAACTGCTGGATGACCGAGTTGGACAGGTACAGCCAGCCGGTATAGCCGGAATCGGCCATCAGCCCGTGGGCCAGGTCCGTGGTGTGCGCCAGCCCGGCACCGGACAGCCACAGCTGGTCGGCCCAGAACTGAGATCCCGTGACCAGCTCGACCCCGGCCACGTGCGGGTTGTTGACCTCGAAGTCCTGGATGAACACGAAGGAGCCGCCGGGCACGTACAGGCCCCGGTCGCCGCCCTGGGTCTGGGTGCTGATGATCCGCAGGGTCTGGGCGCCGCCGTCCATCCGGATGCCGCCCTGCCCGGACCCGGCCGAGGTCGTGAGCACACTGTCGGCGATGGTGCACAGCTGGCCGCCGTTCATCCAGACGGCCTGGGTGTAAGCGACGACCGAGCAGTCCCGGACCTGCGTCCAGGGGGCGGACGACTCGATGCCGGTGGTGAGGATGTCATTGCCGACCGCGCGCATGAACACGCGCTCGATCGTGGCGCCGCCGATGGAGGAGTTCAGCAGGATGCCGGTATACCCGGCGGTGCCCGGCGTGATCGATGCCGCCCCGGCGAACCCGAGGTCACTGATGGTGACATTGGCAGCCGCTGAGAACGTCAGCACGGCAATCGGGCCGGGCGCGCCGTTCCAGTCGATCAGCGAGCCGATCGTCGAGCCGTTGACCGTGCCCCGGACGCTGACCGGCGGCGAGCCCGAGTACGTGATGCCGGATGAGATCAGGTACTTGCCGGCCGGGAAGTAAATGACGCCGCCGTAGGTGCTGCCCTGGCAGGCAGTGAACGCGGCCTGGACGGCAGTCGTGTCGTCGGTGGTGCCGTTCCCGGTCGCGCCGTAGCTGCTGACGTTGTACCAGTCACCCGGATTGCCCAGCTGGGCCATCTGGGCCAGCGTCATTTTCTTCGTCGTGCCGGTGGCCGCCATCGTGGTGTCGTTGACGTCCACGACCGCCAGCAGGTCATTAGCCTCGACGCTGGTGATAGCGGTATACGAACTGATCTTGCTCACTGAACCACCACATTGAGGACAGTGCCGTTGCCGCCGCTGCTGCCGCTGACGCCGGTCCCGGCGTGGCCGCCGCCCTGGCCCCCGGCCACGCTGGTTGTCCCGGCAGTCCACGGCATCAGGGTGTAGGCGAGGATCGCCCCGCCGCCGCCGCCACCGCCGCCCCCGGTGTTCCCGGCGGCCGGGGTGAAGCCGTTCCCGCCGGCCGCCGAGATCGTTCCCGTGTTCACGATGAACCAGGCGAACAGCGCGATGACCCCGCCGCCGCCGCCGCCACCGCCGCCGGGATTAGTCCCGTCCCCGCCGCCGCCGCCGCCGCCGGAGCCGCCCGACAGCGCCACGGCATCATTGGTCGTGGCCGCCCAGTCGACACCGCTGATGGCATTGGCCGGGATGCGCAGGTTGAAGGTCCCGGAGCCGCCCCTGGTACCGCCGCCCGATCCGGCGAGGCCCGGCGTCCCGGCCCCGCCGCCGCCGCCGGAGCCGACCACGGCAATGGCTGACCCCTGGCCGCCGTTGCCGCCGTTCGCGGTCGTGCCGGTGCCGCCGCTCTGCGCGCCCTGGTAGCTGTGAGAAAACGTGCCGCCGGCCCCGGCCGCGCTGACCGCGCTGTTCCCGTTATCCTGGATCGTGCCCGCGTTAGCGACAGGGCCCGCGCAGAAGGTCCGGAAGGCGGTCGTGCTCAGCGTGACGCCGCCGGAGATGGTCAGGCTGGTGACGAAGATGTCGCGGGTCAGGGTATACACCGAGCCGGCCAGGGACGCCCACGAGTAGGTATTCGTGCCGTTGAGAACTGCCGCGCCGTCGGAGCCGTCCCCGAAGATGCCGCCCAGGTTCGTGGTGGTCAGCGGGCCCGTGCTGTTGATGCCGCTGACGCCCGTAACCGACGACCCGGCCGGCGACGCGCCGATGGATACGGGAGCTGCCGACATGCCGGCGATGCTGCCGGCGCTGATGCTGTAGATGCCCGTCGCCCCGGCGGCGACAAGGAGCCCGTAGACGCCGTTCAGCAGCGTGAATGCCGACATGGAGAACGTGCCGGTGAAGCCCGCGTCGAGCTGCACGACCCCGCTCCCGGCCGGGGCGTTCCCGGACATGTTGGCGTAGAAATTGCTGACGGTGACGTTGCAGCCGCCGGTCACCTCCAGGGCTGCCTGCTGGGTGATGCCGGACATCAGGACGTTGGTCAGCATGACCGCGCCGGACGGGGCGGCGATATTGATGCCGCCCTGGCCGGGCCCGTACTTGAAGGCATTGATCTGGATCCAGCAGCCTGCCGACCAGGTGGAGGCAACCTCGACGCCGCCCGTGACCGACTGCATCGAGTCCATCTGGCAGCCGTTGATCTGCAGCGACGACCCGTAGTCGAGCTTCAGCGCGGTATCGCACTGCTCGCAGGCCCACTGGTTGAGCACGATGCCGTGCGGCGTCGTGCCGCCGGACAGGACCGGGCCGCCGTTCTGGGTGGCCCAGAGCCCGTAGCGGGCCCCGGCCGCGTAGCAGTTGTTCAGGACAATGGAGGAGAACCCGTCGCACACCACCCAGCCGTCGCCGACATAGTCAAGGTCGGTGGAGACGTTGGTGTTGTAGGCGTTGAACGAGTTCGGGTTCCCTGAGGCCCCGGAGATGCAGATGCCCCACCGGCCGGTGTCGGCCACGTTCGCCAGCTCGACGGCGACGTCCCAGAAGACGTTCCCGCCGCCCTGGACGAGGATGCCGTTATAGGCGTGGATCACCTGGACGTTGGAAATCTGGGTGTCGTCGGCAACCGAGATGCCGATCGGCCCGGATGCTCCGCCCGAGGCGCCGGTCAGGGTGTTCCACTTGATCGTGAAGTCGCGCAGCACAAGCCAGGGGGACGTGCTCTGCAGGACGGTGAAGCCGAGATTAGTCGGGTTGATCATGGAGCCGGAGCCGACATCCTCGGTGGGCTCGCCGATGATCGCGAGCCCGGATGCCGTGACCGTCAGAGTGGAGGAGACCTTGTAATTGCCGTGCGGCAGGTAGACAACACCGCCGCCGCTTGCCTGGGCGGCGGTAATGGCCGCCTGGATAGCCGCCGTGTCGTCAGTACTGCCATTCGCGGCAGCCCCGTAGTTTTTCGCGTTGTACCAGTCACCCGGATTGCCCAGCTGGGCCATCTGGGCCAGCGTCATTTTCTTCGTCGTGCCGGTGGCCGCCATCGTGGTGTCGTTGACGTCCACGGTCACGAGCAGGTCATTAGCCTCGACGCTGGTGATGGCGGTGTACGTGCTGATCTTGCCCAAGGCCGCCCCGCTCAGTCGTAGGGGTCAGCGACCCAGGGCGATGTGTAGGTGGTGTCCCTGATCCCGCCCGACATCAGGCCCGAGCCGGCCAGGGCATCGTGGCCGGTCTGGCACTCGGCCTGCAGCAGGCGCACGTACTCCGGCACGGTCGCGGCCGTGACGTTATTCCAGCCGGTGCCGATCACGCCGCCGAGCACGCAGGCACCCCCGGTGCTCACGACCGCCGTGGCCGCGTCCGGCGCGGTGTCATCGTCGGAGGACGTGCCGGTGCCCGGCGGGACGGCGGTATACCCGGTGAATGCAGCCGTGGCGAATGCACTGTCGATCTGGCCGTACTGCTCGTCAGTCAGGAAAGCGGTCTGCCCGGCCTGGTAGCGGTTGCCATCGGGAAGCACTACATTGTAGTAAGCCGCCGCAATCGTGACCAGGACGGACATCTGCTATACTCCCTCCGGCGCCCGGCCCACTCCGCCCCTGACGGGCTCTCCTGGCGGCGCGCTCACATGAACAGGTCTGCGTCCCCAGCCAGGTCCTCCCCGGAATCGCCTCCGTAGCCCGCCGTGACGGCCGCCAGCGGGCGCGGCTGCCCGGCCATGGACGGCACCGGGCGCGCGGCTGCGGTCCGCTGGAGGGGCGCTGCGGACCGCCGGGCGGTCTCCAGGGAGCGCGCGATGCCGCCGAGCACCTCGATCTCCCGCTCGATGTCCCGGTTGCTCAGCCCGGCGCTGGTCTCGATCTGGCCGGCCAGCTCCAGCTCGTCGCCGCGTGCCTGGCCGGTGGCCAGCCGCAGCCGGGCCAGCCGTACCGAGGCCATCGTGCGCAGGCTGGCGGCCTTCGCCCCGTCCGGGGCGCCGAGCGTCCCGGACTGGGAGCCGGTCATCGAGTCCTGGCCGCTGTCGGGCCCCATGTTCCACGGGAAAGCGATCTCCGGGCTCATCGGGTCGCCGACCCGCACGTCGGTCTCGATCCGGCGCTGCTGCAGTGGCACGCCGCCGTCCTGCGCCGGGTTGGTGCCGGTGACCGGGGCGGTGACATCGATCAGGTTGGCGGCCGGGGGAGTCTGATCCTCGACGCCCGGCTTCAGCGGCGTGGTCGTCTGCATGGCCGGGACGTTCGTCACCGAGCCCGGCGTCATGCCGGGACGGCGCGGGTCGTCCTCAGTCTCCGGCGCCAGCGCCTGCTCGGTCGACTCCGGCGCGGGCTGCTCGGGCGGGTCCGGCACCGGGCTGGCCGGGTTGTCCATGTCGGCGGTGTGCCGCCGCGCGCCCGTGAGGCGGGCCGCCATCTTCTGCTCGATCGCGCCGAACTCCGGCTCGATGCCGGCCAGCGAGCCCACCACCTGGAGCTGGCCGCGCAGGACTGAGTTCTGTGCCCGCAGCTGCTGGTTCTGGGCGGCCAGCTGACGGATCAGCCGGTCATGCGCCGCTACCGTCGCTTCGAGGCTGATCGTCATCTGGCCGTCCTCCCTGCTCGCCTGCCCCTTCATCTGCGGAGGCTGCCGGGAGGCAGTACGATGCAGGCGGCCGGCTCTCGGGACCGCGCCCGTCCGGGCCTTTCGAGTGGTGCCGGCCTCCTCGTCCTCGTCATCGTCCGGCGGGGGAGCGTCCTGGCCGTCCTCTGCCTCGTCATTGCGCTCCAGCGGCTGGCCGTCGTCGCCCTCCCCGGGCTCGCCCTCTTCCTGCTCCTCGGGGAACTCCTCGCCGGGGCCGCCGGGCGGGGGGCCGAGACCGCCGCCCTCGTCCGCCGGGACCTGGAGAGTGCCGCCGCCGGGCGCGCCGAGCATCTGCCCGGGCGGGACGGCCGCCTGGCCCATGTTGTTCTGCTCGCCGGGCTCCTGGCCCGACATCTCCTGCACATCATCGGAAGACATCAGCACGCCCTGACCGCACTGCGGGCACGGCTCGCCCTCGGTGAAGCCCTCCCCGCCGCCCGGGGCCTGGTCCGGCGCAGTGGTCGTGGTGACCGCACCCGCCGCCGGGGCGGTGAAGCCGCAGACCATGCAGGTGAGGACCGGCAGCGACTCGCCGGGGACAGCGCCCTCAGCACCGTCAGCGCCGCCGCCGATGGCCCCGGGCACGCCGTCGGGCGCCAGCTGGTCGGGATGCTGCAGCTGATCGTCGGCATCGGGGAAGGACCCCTGCTGGGCCAGGGCGTCCGGCTCCTGCCCGGACATCTCCTGGCCGGGCTGGGTCAGGCCGTCCTGCGGGAGCGCACCCGGTGCGCCCTCGCCGATGACCTGGCCGGCCGCGTCGTCGCCCTTGTCCTGGCGCAGGTCCTGCTGACGGGCCTTGTCCAGATCGGGGTCCTTGAACAATTGCGGCGGGCTAACAAACCCGCAGACTGGGCAGCGTTGCCCAGTATATACATCCTTCTCCCCGCATACTGGACATTCCTCCTCGCGCAGCGTGTCGACCTCGGGCGGGACCCGGGTTTCGCCGTAGGCGAGCCGCCACAGCCTGCCATGGAACAGGTGCTGGACTGACGGATGGTGCTCGCGGGCCGTCTCGTCCCACTTCTTCTGGATATTCTCCTGGCCCTTGGCCCGGCCGCCGCCGCCCCACTTGTCCCCGGCCTTGTCTGCCTCCTGGTTCTTGCGGACCTGGACGAGCCAGCTCTCCGCCTGCGCGTGGTTGGCCTCGACATGATGACCGCGCTCGGCGCTGAGCACGTGCGCGGCGTCCTGATACTGCCGGACGACGTGGTTGTAGTAGTGCGGGTGGTCGATCGGGGCGCCGTCCATCTCGTCATCAGACAGCCGCCTGCCGCAGGCCACCGACATCGCATGGCGGTCGACCACCACGGGCCCGGCGTTACTCGCCTTGTCCTCGTCCGACTCGCCGCCGTGCTCGATCAGGTGCGCGAAAGCTCTCGTTTTGGGCCCCTTGAGAGCCTCTGACCAGTGTGCCCCGCTCATGATCTTCTGGGCAGGCTTCTGGTGCATGCCCATCACCTGGGCACCCTCACCCGGGCCGATCGCCCGGCCCTCCCGGAACGAGCGCGAGGCATGCCACATGTTGGCCGGCCAGCGCGTGCGGGGCGAGTAGGCCGACAGCACGCCCGCGCCGTCCGCCGCATCCTGCTTGTCTCCCGGGCAGGCGGCGTCCCCGTGGCCGGAGTGCGCGAGCGCCTTCGCCACGTGGTGCGCGTCGGGATACCAGGTGCGGCCGGAGGTCTTCTCGCCCGGCGTGCTCTCATGGCAGGCGTTCACCACGTTCTGCGAGCTGACCGGGTGCTCCTTGAACCACGGGTGGTCGGCCGGGTCCGGGTACTTCGGCCCGGCCGCCTCAGCCTGCAGCGCGCCCTCGTGCCCGTGCGGGGTCGAGTCGTGCCTGTCCCGGTCCTCGGCCTGCCGCATGATGGTCGCGCAATAGGCCTCCGGATCGCGCTTCCCGTCGTTCTTCGCGACGCAGTCGTCAAAGTCCTCATAGCCGGCGAACGGCGCGCCCTTGCGCAGGGCCTCGTTCCGGATGGCCGTCATCTGCAGGCCCCTGTCGTCGACCCCGGTGAAACAGGCAGTCGGATCCGCCGGCTCCTCGACCAGCAGGGAGTTCTCGAAGAAGCGCAGCCCGAAGCACTCCTCGAAAATGAATTCCTCGCGCCGGTCCCCGGACGGGTCAAAGCGAACGAACTTCTTGCCCTTCTTGCCGGGAATATGCCCGCAGTAATCGGCGATGTCAGCGGCAATATTGCCGCAGGCACTGCAGCGCGAGTAGTCGACATCGACGCCCATGCTGGTCCGGTCGATGCGCCCGGTCAGGATCGCCTTCGCCAGCTTGGGAAACTTCCGGGCGTCAACTTCCTGCAGCAGCTCCACCCAGGTATCGGGAGTGCCGTCAGGATTGCGGTCCTCGTGCAGCGCAGCCTGGATAATGACACCGCGCGCGCGCCTGTGGTTGTTATTCGAGTGATTCACGAAAACGGGCTTGCCGAGAAAAGTCTTATAGCCCTTGCGGATCTCGCCGGCAGGGAAACTGTCCCAGTTGTCGTTGCAGCGCGAGGAGATGGCGCGCGAGCGCACGTACAGGTAGCCCGGGCGCGGGATGTACTCGAAGTCGGCCCGGTGCGCGGTCTTGTCAGAGATGCCCGGCCGGACCGGGATCTCCCACGACTCGATGACCTGCGTGACAGCGTACTTGCGGAGCACGGCGCCCTCCCTGCTCCTTCATCCGGAGCGGGGAGAGCGGGGCAGCGGGGCGCAGATCCTCAGGCCCGGGCAGGCGAATCGTCCAGGGCCCGCTGCCCCGGGGCAGACCTCCCTGAGCCTGGCACGGCGTTGACCGAAGAGCCCCGGGGCGCTGGCTTATGAGCCCGGCCGGGCGGCTGTGCTTCAGCCCCGGAGGGGGCGCGGATCCATAGGCCCCTGCGGGCGTGACCTTCCTGAGCATTACCTCCAGCTGGGCACGACGATACCATCGGCGACGGTCATGCCCAGGCCGTTGTCGCGCAGGTACGCCGAGCAGCGCCAGCAGGTGATGCCCTCCAGGCCGCAGCTGGCAAACGCGAGCCGGCCAGCGGACAGGATCAGCCGGGCCCCGCACAGCGCGCCGGAGCTGGCCTGCCAGCCGCGCGCCATCTTCCGCAGCTGCACGCCGTGCCGGGACTGGTTCAGGCCGGCGGCGACGGCATAGCTGACCGGGCAGTCACTGATCTCGATGTTCAAGGCGCTCCGTTCTCGCGCAGGCTCTGAGCCCATTGTCGCAGCTCATCCTGCATCTCGGTATGCTCACCGGCTCCGCCGCCCGGGCGCAGGCGCCGCAGGGCCAGATCGTAGTCGTCGACCAGCGCGGCGATGGCCTCCAGCTTCGTCGCGGTCATGCCGGGCGGCGCAGCCAGCGGGCGGATCACCGGCGGCCCGCTGAGCGGCAGATCCGACGGGTCGCAGGCCGCGCACAGAACCTGGCCGTCTCCCGGCGGCCGGCGGGCTGCCACCTCCGTGCCGCAGCTGGCGCAGTGCCGGGCATAGACAGCCATCAGGTGCTCACTTCGTCAGGCATACCGGGCCGATGCGGCGCTCGACCGAGTCAGGATTCTCCAGCGGCGCGCCGCATCTGCAGCACATCGCACAGTCCCATTCCTCCTCGTACCGGCGCGAGTCCTCCGGGGTCATCGCGTGCTGCGGGCGCAGCCTCCCCATCATGCCCTTTGCATACTCCCAGCGGCCCGTTTCCGGATCATGCATCCGGGCCGAGGTGTGATGCTGGCCGTACTGCGAGGTAAGGACCTTGTAGACGCGGCCCTCGCAGTAGTAGATGCCGTCCGGCACGAAGCGGTTGGACCGTGCGCCTGCAACGACCTCACGCACTTCGGGCGGGACGGGCGTCTTCTGATCGAAGACGGTGAGAGTGCCGAGGCCTTCCAGCTGGCAGCGCCGGACCAGGTCGACCGCCTCATGTGCTCCCCCGCAGCCACGGGGTCCTCCGCATCGGATGCTCATGGAATCAGTATACACGCAGGATGCTGTGAGTACTAGCCGGGACGCGCCGGCGAAAACCCCGGAGCCTGGCCTGGCGTCGCACATAAAGCCCGGCGCGTCCCGTCCCGCACTTATCCCACGGAAGAGATGGTGAACTTGTCGCCGGCCGACCCGCTGTTGCACGGGTCGATGGCCGCCGTCGAGTCATCTCCCGAGCCCCAGATGCAGTCTCCGTTGAAATGACTGCGCAGCTCAAACAGATTGCCGCCAGTATTTACTTCATTCCACTGGTTATAAGTGTGATCGCACGACGTCTCAAAATCTACGTCGTCATCCGTGTTATTCAGAGCCCAGCAGTACGACGTGCCCGAGGCATAGAACGTGGCATCGCCGTTCGATCCGTAGCCGCAGAACAAGGTATAGTCCCCGCCGAAGGTCAGCGGGTCGCTGAGACTCACCACGTAGGCGTCATAGCCCATATTGTTGAAGATGGTTTCCTGAGAGGGGGAGCACGTCACGGCAGCACCGGCCGTGTGCGCGGGGGACACTGACGGGGGCGTGCCCGCCAGCGCCGGGGAGGCCATGAGTCCCATGGCCAGCAGGATGCTGCCGAGGGCAGCTGCCGCAAGTTTTCTCATACTGCCATCCTAAAAACGGCACCAGCATGATACAAGAACGAGTCAGGGTGCCCTGGTCAGCCACCGGAGGATGTCCTCGGTCTCGCACTGCCGCAGCGGGTCGCCCCGGTGCAGCCGGGCCACGGCCTCGTCGTAGCGGGCCTTCCACGGGTGCGGCCGGGGCAGCCGGGGCACATGATGCCGGATCACCTCTGTGATGAGGGCCGTCTCTGTCCTGGTCAGGTCCGGGCCCCAGCCGTCTGACGACACCGCCGGCGCCACCCAGAGAATCCCGCCGCGAGCTGTCCTGAGCATCTGCAGGTCCCGGCCGCAGGCCCGGCGGATCTCCTCGCCCAGCTGGGACAGGGCGGCCTGAATGCAGTCACCGAAAGACGTCCCGTGCCCCTGGAACGGGTCGGGAGTCGGCTGCGCCGGGTCCGGGAACTGCGCCTCCATCACCATGGCGAAAGGTTACCCCGGGATGCGTCAGGACTTCCCGAAGAGCCTCGCGCAGTCCCGCAGGACGAATGTCTGCCGCACATAGGCCTCGGCCGAGGCCCGCTGGGCCGGGGTCCGCGCGGAGGAATTGGACGGCGCCAGCAGCCGGTAGAACAGGGCGATCTCCTGGGTGCGCATCAGGTTCCCGCTCCGGCAGCTGCTGAGCAGGGTGGCGCGCTGGTCCCGGAGCTGCCCGGCAGTACTGCCGATCCGCTCGTACCCGAACACAGCCAGGAGCGTGACGACGATGACCACGATGGCCCCGAGGGCCACCTGGATCAGGAGCCGGTTGCGCCGGCCGAACCGCCCGGCAGCGTCCTGGCGCTCGTTGACCTTCCTCAGCTCCTCCGTCATCTCCGCGACGGACACGGTCAGCTCACGCGAGACCTTCAGGATCTCGGCCGGAGCCAGGTCATCTGTCACGGGCTGCCCCCGTTCCCGGCGGCGGCCATCTGCTCCAGCAGCACCCGCAGGTCCGCCACCCGGGCGAACAGCCGGTCCAGTGTCTCATCCATCCTCCCGGTCACTTTCTGCACCTCGGCAAGGTCCCGGGACTCTCTCGTGACCATCGGGCGTCTCCTTCCCGGCCGCCAGCTTCTTCAGCTCCCCGACGCTGGCGAACAGCCGGTCCAGGGTCCGGTCGAGATCCTCGCTGACGGCGGCGATCCTGGCCAGCCGCCGGGCCTCCTCACTGGACATGATCTCCCCCCAGCTCCCCGAGCTGCCGTTTCACCCGGATGTCCTGCAGCGAGTTAAGCTGCCACAGCACCTGGATGGAACTGAACACGATCAGCGCCTCCGGGGTCAGCGAGCCGTCGCCGGCCAGCTGAACGGCGGCCACCACCACGTACACCGTCGCCGCCAGCACCCGGCACAGAACAGTCCGGGTATACCCGCCGCCGGCGATCTCCTCGGCATCATTGCGCGCCCGCTGCGCCACCAGCCGGACGTAGGACAGTACCTGCAGCATCAGGGACAGGCAGCTCACCAGCAGGAACACCAGCTCCAGGCTAGGCACCGCCGCCTCCCAGCAGGATATCCAGGGCCAGCTGCCGGACCCGGCCCTCCAGCTGCTCCACCCGCAGCCCGATCGCCTCCTGGTCGGCCTTCAGCTTCTCGACCTCGGCCTGCAGGTCCCGGTTCAGCTCCGCCCATGTGCTCACGCTCAGCGGCTTCCGGAAAGCCTCCGGGCCCGAGCCGTTCGCTATCATCAGGAGCCCCCCTGCGCCGGCAGCCTGCGGAGCAGGCCCTGGAGAGACTCGATCTCCCCTTCCAGCTGGTCGATGCGGTGCTGCATCCTCTCCTGGACGCCCTGCAGCCGCCGGATCTCCTCCTGCAGCGCGCCGTTGAGGGCCGTCCAGCCGGCCAGGGTGAGGTCACTGCTGTTCACCGCCGTGGACACCGCAGCGGACAGCTTCTCCTTTGCCGCCCGGCGGCGGCCCATGACCAGCGGGGTAACAACCGCCGAGGCGATCACGCCGGCCGCCCCGACGATCTCGGTGATGACGGTGACCGAGACCGGGGTCCCGCCCGCCGCGAGCACGAGCGCGAGCATGCTCACGGGAGAGCGGCAGGCGGCGGCTCCGACATCGCCCGGGCATAGGCCTCCTCGGCCCGCAGCAGCGCGTTGCGGGCCTCGGCCAGCGCCTGCCCGGCCAGGTCCTCCCCGGCTGGCATCGCGCCCGGCGGGACGATGGCCTGCAGCGCCTGCCCGTAATCCGTGCAGGCATCGCTGATCGCATCGTGGTAGCGGACCCAGCTCTGCTCCAGGATGTGCATCAGGGTGGCTGTCTGCTCCCCGGCCGCCGCATCGAGCACCCGGCTGACGGCCTCCCGGAAATGCTGAGTCTCGGCGATCTCCAGCCGGGGAGGAGGCGGCGGCGGGGCCGGCAGCTCAGCGGCCGTGAAGGCGACGGTCAGGAGCACGTAGGCAAAGACGCCCCAGCTGACCCAGGTCTCCGGCGTGGTACTCGTGTTCGTCAGGTAGCGCACGACGAATGCCAGTGCCCAGCCCATGGTCAGCGCGAGGCTCAGCGGCAGCACTGCCTTTGACACCCAGCGGTGCGCCGCCCACTGCCCGGCAGCGGCGCCCATGCTGAGGCCGGCCGCCAGGAACAGGACCCCCCAGACCTGCGCCCGGAAGATCTCCAGCAGCACGTGGTAGGCCGGGGTGGATGCCCAGCGGTGCGGCTGGAAGATCAGCGAGAGGCCGAAGATGGTGAAGGCGAGGCACATAACCAGGAGACTGCGCTTGCCCGGCGGCCAGGGCCCGTGCAGCAGTCCGCTCATGTCTCCCCCTCTCCAGGTTCATCGGGGGAGGACACCGGACAGCAGCAGGGGCGTCAGGCAGACAGCCAGATCACATCGTCATCAGGATCAAGGCCCGCTTCCAGGAACTTAGCCTCCAGCTCCTTGAAATGCGTCCCTTCCAGATCAAGCTGGTCCAGATTAGACGCCCGCTTCCCCCGGCCCTCATTGATCAGCTCGCGCGCCTCAGCATCGGTGAACGTGTCCATCGAGAGCTTCTGCAGGGCCATCCGGGCAGCCTTGGCGATGTCGCCGTCTGAGGTGCCCTCGCCCCGGAAAGGGATGCCGTGCAGCGACCCGAGGCTCAGCTGCTCGCCCGTGCCCGAGGTCTGGTCGCCGAGCAGGTCATCGGTGCGCAGCTGGGGCTCGCTGATCTCGTCATTGCCGCCCGACTCCTGGACTGCTGCGGACCGGGATGAGTTATAGAACTTGTATAGATCGCCCGGAGCCGTATAGCCCACGGTCTGGATGGAAGTATCTTCCGGCGACAGGTCCTCGTCATGCTGGCCCGTGCCGGGGCCGCCGTACTGACCCCCCGGCGGGGCGTCATCGCCGCCGCCCGGCGAGGCGTAGTCGGGACCCCCGGCCCGCTCGGTGCCGGCCATGATGCTGCCGTACCAGGCGCCGGTCACGCTCATGTCGGGCTTCGCGTCATCCTCGCCCGAGGTGGCATCGGGCTGGTAGCCCGAGCTGCTCTGGGCGGGCGTGGCCAGCGGGCCCAGCTCCTGGTCGCCGTCGTCGTCACCGGCCAGATGCCAGAGGGCGATCGTCGGCGGCAGGGCGGTGGCAGCCGGCATCGGCGGCATCGGGCCGGCCATGGCCGGGGAGCTGTTCTGCGTCGGCGCGATCGGCTCGGGGCCGGACGGGTTCATCGCCGGGTTGGCCGTCTGAGCACCGACCGGGTTGCCGGTAGCCATCTGGCTGTCCATCTGATCGCCCTGGTCCCCGGGGGTGCCCTGGGCGGTCGTCCACAGGTGATCGCCCCACAATGCGCCCACGTGCTCGAACGGTCCCAGCTGGTCGATCGCGTTCTGGCCGCAGGACGGGCAGACGAACTGATTCCCGGAGTGAGCCGGGCCCCGGTAGCCGCAGTTGCCGCAGTGGGCGTACTTCCCGGCGTCGGCCGCACGGGCCTGCTCGTCGGACATCGTGCGCTCGGCGGTCTTCGCCGGGGGGTGATCCATGGCATCCCAGAACGCCGCGTGCAGCCGGTCCTGCTCAGCCTGCTCCGCCGGGGGCGGCGGCGGCATTTTCTTCCCGCCGTCATCGCCGGGCCACGCCGGGTTCTGCCCGGGCAGGCCGCCCGTCGTCTCGGGCAGCGCAGGCTCAGGACGGCCGTGCAGCTCGGCGGTGTCCCCGGTGTAGCCGGCCGGGTCGTGGCCGGTCCCGCCGTCGTCCTGGGTGCCGATCTCCATGGCCAGGCAGAGCATGGCCTCGTGCAGGGACGAGGTTGATGACATGCCGTCCGGGTCTTTCGGCGAGAGCGGGCCGTTCGCGCCCCCGGCCGGGCCCGCGTGCGAGCTGTTCTCCGGCTCGGCCGGGACCCCGCCGTACGGCGTCTCCGGCTTGTCGAGCACCACGCCATGCCGGGAGCCGGTGTTCCTCGGGGCCCTGGTATTCGCGTCCGGGAACGCCTCGATGTCGCCCCAGCCCACCGGGTCAGCGGCCGACAGGAAGCCGGCCGAGGCAGGCGACTCCCACTTGTTCGGGGGAGACGTCGCGCCGTAGGGCTTGTTCTCGACCTGGATGTGGAGGCCCGAATCGCCCCAGGGGTCGTTTGCTGACCCGAGAGCGGATATACCGGCACTGGCCATTCGGCCTGGTGAGGCGCTCGGAAGAAAGCCGGCGGGCATAGTTCGGCCTGTGAGGGCGCTGGCAGCAGGGCCGGTGCGGGCTATCAGGTCCGGTGAGACGGGGTTATCAGAACCGGCCGGATCCAGGCTAGCATCCCGGTGCCGGGCGGCGTACGGCTCCGGGGCGGGCTCGCTCAGATGCGCCCAGTCGCCTGTGCCCTTCCAGGAGTTGCCCTGCGGCGTGTCGTAGTAGTCCAGATCATCAGAGTCGTCCGGATGGTCGAAAGCCGGGTCGTCCGAGTGACCCAGCCGGGCTCCGGACGACCTCGCGAACTCATTGCGCTGGTCATCGATGTCCCAGTTCACGACGACCCTGGACGGCACCCACTCCGGCTTCGGGGGCTTGTTCTCTCCCCCGGCCGGGCCGAGCACGCGCTGGCGCCCGCGCGACTGCGCCTCAAGATGCAGCGCCATCACGTGGCTGCATGGCCTGCCTGAATAGTCTCTGTACCGTTTTACTGCAGCTTGATGCCATGATGCCCATTTACAGCCGCAACTCCAGTAGCCGATGTCCGCGCGCCCGGCCGTGTGCTGGATGCCGGTTTCATAGACGTGGTGGTCGCCCTTGACCTCGCCGATCGTCATGTCCCGGCGGGCCAGCGTGATGCGGACGCGGCCCTCGGCCCGGATCCGCCTTGCCTTGGCCAGCACGTCCGACCAGCGGGCCGTCACCTCAAAGGCTGCCTCATGCGGCAGGTCAGGACCATCGTGATCATGGTTCGCGGCCCCGGCATCGTGCAGGGCGATGTGCAGGTCCGACAGCAGGTCGCCGGACTCCGCCGCCCGGTGGACCGATCCCGGCGTCCAGCCGTGCTGGTTCAGCAGGTGCCGCTCGGCCATGCGCTCGTCTACCCGGCCGAGCGCTGCGGCGACCGGGGGCATGCCGCCGGGAGCCGACTGGTAGGTCATCGACTGGGCGGCGTCGTAGCGCTTCTGGTCGGCCCTGGACAGGGGCGAGTTGAATTCCTCGTCGCCGTCGCCCTCGGTCGAGCGGCTGTCGTAGTCGTTGGGGCCTGCGGCCCGGACCTCGTCGGGCGCATCACCGTGATGATCGATCTGCTCGCCGTTGATCGTCGTAGCCGATTTTGCGAACGGGTGCCCGGGGTGCGTGGCCGGATCCGGGCGGTCGAAGAGGACCGAGCCCAGCTCCGGGTAATCCAGGTCCGCTGTATGGACCTCGGATGACTCGTGCGCGGCGGCAGTGGCCGGGGAGGCACTGACAGGCCGCAGCTGGCCGGAGCTGTAGATGCCGCCGCCGAGGCCGCCGTCCAGGACGACCTCGTAGTCCTCCGAGCCGGGGAACGGCCCGTCCCGGACCGCTGAGACCCGTCCCGGGTACCCGTCGCAGGTCATCACCCGCTGGCCGGGCTGATGGTCCCAGTAATCCTCGGAGCGGACACCAGCGGTCCGCGCTGTCTGGTGCCGGGCTGCCTGGCGCTGCATAGCCTTTCATCGCTGCCGGGCGCGCCCCGGCTGCGTCGCCGGACAGAGCCTGGCAGGGCGAACCCGGCAGAGCAGCCGGGGCGCACGACCTCAGGCCCTCCCGGGCGCTCCATACTGAGCCCCGGCGTCTCCTCATAGGCCTTCCCGGGCGATGGCACCAGAGCCGGGGCGCAGATCGCAGAGCCTGCGTGGCGCTCGTTTAAGAGCCCGGCGTCCGTCCTCAGGCCTGGTCAGGCGATGATTCTCGGGCCGGGGCGTCAGTCCTTAGGCCTGGTCAGGCGCTGCTGTGCAGGCTCCGGGTACGCCGCAGGCGCGCCACCTCCTCGCCGGCCAGGACGCGGATGCAGGCGACCGCCCGCTCCGGCGTCTCGTGCTCGTGCGCGCAGTGCACATCCGACCAGTGCGCCTCATCCGGCGCCGTCTCCATGATGTCGGCGTGGCCATGGTAGTACACCGGGGCGTCCGGGCCCTGGCACAGGGTGTACCGGAAGTTACGGGCCAGGAACTCCATGCCCGCCATTGTCGTGCAGCAGCGCGGCCAGGTCGAGCCACTGGGCCAGGGTCATCACCAGGCGGCCCAGCGCCGGGCCCGGGCCGGACTCGGCCGGCCAGACGCTGACGTGGACTTTCATCCCGCGCTGCTCGGGGCGCCAGCAGAGCGTGCTGCCGCCCCGGCGCAGTGTCAGCGGCAGCAGCTCCTGCGAGGGGGCCTCGCCGGGCGCCAGGATCCGGACCATGGAGGACGGCTCCTCCGGGCAGATTCTCCTCATGACCCAGGAAGCTAGCACAACCATTACCGGGTGCAAAGGTCCCGGCCATCATGTAGTACCACGGACGCCTTTTCCGAATCAGTACTGCCGTGGCAGGCTGTGCCGTTAGAGTCACCATCGGGACGAGGAAAGGACAGCTCATGCCACGCACAGTCGAGTCCGAGGCTCTGCTCACGCCGGCAGAGGTCGCCGCCATGTTCAGGGTTGACCCGAAAACGGTCACCCGGTGGGCGAAAGCCGGCAAGCTCACCTCGATCCGGACGCTCGGCGGCCACCGCCGCTACCGGGAATCCGAGGTCCGCGCCATCCTGAACGGCGTGCCGCTGCCGCACTAGACAGGAAGAGGCCGGGAGCAGCACCCGATCCCGCTCCCGGCCTCCCGCCGCACGGGATGATCAGCCCCGTACTTGCCGTCTTGGGGTGAGGGAGACGGCCGGCCCTCGTAGCGGGGACGAGATTTGAACTCGTGACCTCCGGGTTATGAGCCCGGCGAGCTGCCGAACTGCTCCACCCCGCGCTGCGCAGCCGCCTTAGCCAGGGTGCACGCCCGGCCAGGGACGGCTGCCCGCAGGTGCTCTTCCTGAGCTACCCGGTGGTATGAGCACCGGAGCGGGTTTGTGCCCCGCGACCTCCTGCACAGGCCCAGCCTACTCCGGATCCTCCGGGACCTTGTCGTACTCCGGCAGGAGACTGCCCGGGCCGGCCGTGGTGAAGTGACGGCGGCGGCCCACATGGCGGGGCGCCGCCCAGGCACCGAACGGCTCGGCGCTGTCGGTATCGAAGACGCGGGTGCCGCCCTCCCCCTCGATCGAGGGCAGGTGCGGGACCGGGTGCTGCCGCGCGTACGCGCGCGCGGCGGCGGACCGGCGGAACAGTGCTGCTGCTGTCGGCATGCCCGGCCTCTGCTCATTGCTCTCGGGCGGCACCTGCGGGATGCCCTGGCCGGGGGGCTGCGGGACCCCGCCCGGGGCCCCGCCCTCCGGCGGCGGCGGCATGCCCGGCGGGTCCTGGTCGGGCGGCACCATCGCCAGGTCCTCCGGCGTCGGTGCCATGTTGGGGAGAAGGTCTCCCAGCGTCGGGTCCTGGCCCAGCTGCGGGGTGCGCGCCATCACGGCCGCCGACGGGTCCTGGTTCTGCACGGGCAGCGCGGTAAAGTCCTGCTTCAGGTCGTCGGGCACCGGCAGGCCCTGGTCACGCAGCGCCCGGTAGATGCCCTTGCGGGTCTCCTGCTCCATGACCGCCATCTGGATGGCCTCGGCCTGGCAGGCCTCGGCTTCCTCGTCCAGGTCGACCGGCAGCCCGCGCATCCGGGTGCGCCGCGAGATGGCGACGCCGGACATGTGCAGCCCCTCGATCAGCGCCCGCACGCTGTCCTCGTTGCGGAAGTCCATGACCGGGAAGTTCAGCTCGGGGATCAGCAGCTTGGGCTGCTCGACGATCTTCTGCTCGCCGGTCTCCTCGTCGGTCTCCAGGACCTCCTCGATCCGCACGTACCGCTGGCCGTTGCGCAGATCGTAGTCGTAGTGCTCCTGCGCCTCGGCGACGATCAGGGCCCGCTGCCGGTAGTGCCGGCGCAGGATCTTCTGGTACCTTGTCATGAGCTGACTGATTAGCTCCTTGTTCAGGGCATCTGCGGCATACGTCTCTCCGGCGCCCGCCCCGGTCAGGAATGTACGGCTTAGCCCGAACGTCTGCAGTATCCGGTCCTCGATCCGCTCGAAGTCAGCGGTCAGGTCCGGCATCTGCTCGCGGCCGAACACCAGCTCGGTCTCGACGGCGAAGTTGTAGAAGATCGCCCGGAAGTCGGCGGCCAGGGCGGCGTCGGTGGCCTCCTGGAAGTCGCCCAGGTCGTCCTCGGTCGGGATCCAGGGGACCTCGGTGCCGAGGTCGCTGGCCGAGGCGCCGAGCTTGAAGAGGACCAGCGGGGTGTACATGCGGTCGGCGATCGAGTCGAGCGCGCTGTTCAGCATCTCCTGCTGGAGCACCGAGCGCATGGCCCGGGTCAGCAGCGGGATCCCCCGGATATTGAATGTGTCTCCCTTGAATTTCAGCTGCCGCAGGAGAACAGAGGACACCGGCATGAAAGAATTGTCGGAGACATAGGCGATCAGCTCGGGATAGGCGCTGACCAGCTTCTCGTATTCCCACACCGGGCGCCGGGTGCGCAGGACCTCGCGGATTGCCTGCGGGAGTTTTATGAAATACCGGGGCTCCCGCAGGAAAGGACTGCGCTCGGCCTTGATGTCCTCGGGGGCCAGCAGCTCCTCATCATCCCAGATGCCGAGGTCCTCATTGAATGTCGCGAAAGGCCACGCCTCGCCGCAATTGTGCACGGCTACCTGGCAGGTGAACGAGGAGTCCTCCTCGACTGTCAGGTCGTAGACCTGCCCCTCATAGTGCTCGGGCAGCAGCCGGTGCACCCGGACCCAGTAGCCGTTCTCGGCGTACCTGGCGTAGACCGGTTCCGTGTCCCGGCCGTGCCCGAATACGGCGGTCACCCTCGCGCTGTCCCAGCCGAGGTAACGGGCGAACTTCCGGGTCTGGGCCTGCGCCGGGGAGACGAGCCACCACGGCCCGGTGCTGGAACTCATCTCACTGATCACCGAGACGAGACCAGCGCGCCGGATCAGGAGGGCGGCCCCGTCGCGAAGCCCTGGGGAGGAGGTGGTCAGCTTGTAGGAGGCCCGGAACGTCGAGCCCTCCGGGTGCGCCGCGTGCCCGTCCCCCTCGAACAGGCCGTCGAGCACGAACGCAGCGCGCCCCGGCGGAAGGCGGAGCATCCAGCCTGGCATGCGCTTGTTCTTGGCGCCCTTGCCGAAGAGCGACTCGAACCATGCTCCCAGGGTCCGGTTGCCGGCGCTTACCCGGACGCGGTGCGCCTGGACCTTAGAGACCTTCGCTTCCAACCCGAACGCCTGCTTGACGGTCTGGATCGTCTCGTTTACAAGATGCTGTTCCTGGTCGCTGTAAGCCCAGTGCGCGCCGTTCCTGTCCGCACTCCCCTCTGCCAGGTAAAGGCCGAAAAGGCGCAGCAGATCGTCCGTCAGCTCGTGCGCGGGCGCCAGCGGTGAGTAGCGGCCCCGTGCTCCGCTATCGGATGCCGGGCGCAGGAGCGTACCGGAGGCGATCCCCTGGTGCAGCATCCGCTTACGGCGCTCACGCTGGAATTTGGCGTAGCGCGGAGTCCACTCCGGGTCATCATCCCGGTACGGGTCGAACGTCTCCCAGGCATCAGGGTCAAGCGACTCCCATACTGAGGCAGTGCGCTTGTCCTGGCTCGTCTTGTCCACCGGGACGAACAGCTCGTCAGTGCCCGGGTCAACGTCCTCGATGTTCATCCAGGACTCGGCGCCGGAGCGCCGCACGAGGAACTGGTGTCCCTCGGTGAACCTGATGGGCATGCCGTAACGAGGGCGCACTGTGAAAACCCGGCCCTCGTAGTGCCTGCCCATGGAGCGGACTACCCGGCGCCAGCGGCCCTTGTGGGTGAGTACCTCGCTTCCGACTGGAATGTCCTGAACAGCCACACTTCCCATGCTCGACTGTATCAACTCGCCAGGGAGGGCGCAGGTGTAGTACTCCCGGCCCATGTCAACGAAGAATTCCTCATAGTCGAGGCCCTCGTCGTCGCCGAAGAACAGCTCGTCGTAGAACTCCTTCAGCTTCGGGTCCTTGCTGACCAGCTCCATGCCCGCGATCGGGAGCTTGCTGAAAATGTCGACGCACGAGCCGATGATCGGATCAGTCTGGTACAGGAGACGACAAAAAGCTCTTACCTTAGTAAGTTCCTCATTATCGGCAAAATCGTACGGAAGGTTATTCTGGCGCCAGTAGAACAGCGGGTCGCGCGGGCGGCCGGTAGCGAACTGGAGATCGAAGCCGCCCGTGCCGCCCGAGCCGCCCTGGCCGTTCCAGTTGCCCGAGGAGGCAGCGCGGCGCATGGCGCTCGCGCGCCCTCCGTTCACCCGCCGGTTCCGCACGGCCTCGGCGACCGAGGGGTCATCCACGGGCTCGGGCGAGCCGGGGCGCGGCACCGCGTCAGCGTGCCCGCCATGACGGCGGGCGGCGCTGCCGAGCACCTTCATCACGTGCCGGTCGTAAGCGGCCTTGTCGGCATCCGGCGTCGTCACGGGCTACCCTGGCCGGGAGGGGCTGAAGAAGGTCCGCCTGCGGAAGGCCCAATGCGATGCGCCCCTGGCTTATCGTCGGCATATTCCCAGGGGATATCCGGCAGGTACGGGCTGTCGGCGATCTCCTTCTGGATCCGGGTGAACAGCTCCCTGTTCTCCGGCGTCTGCGGGACTCTTGCCGGCAGCTCCACGGCCCCGGACAGGATGGCGATCTCCAGATCGACGGCCAGGCTCATTCGTGCTCCTTGGCCAGGAAGCGCTGGTAGGCCGGGTGGTCATGCACGGCCCACTTGCCGCCCAGCGGCTTGCTGCCGACGAGCCTCGGCTCTTTATCGTTGTTGTCCCACAGTTCCAGGGAATCGAAGACGTCATGATCGACGGCCTGCCGGAATGTGCCGCTGACGTTCTTGTGGGTCTGCCGGATCACGCTCTCGGGCACCATCCGGCCGTGCGATCCTGATCCCGGCCGCTCCGCCCTGGCCTTCGCCCGGCGTACCGCCTCATCGGTATCAACGGTGACGTACTTTCCCGCCACCATATGACCGGCCTTTTTCGCCTGGGAGATCTTCCCGTTCAGCTTGGCGAAATCACTGTCGCCAGTGCCGTCCAGGGTAAAGTTGCGGCCGCCTTTCACTGCCTCGTCCATGATGCGCCGGGTCAGGTGCGAGGATTCCTCGTGCACGTGCGCGGCAGCGGTCTTGTCTCCGGCCGCTATTTTCTGATGATAATCGGGCAGCTGCTTCTTGACCGCGTCCGCGTCGATGTGCACGCTGTCCTGCTGGTTGCCGGCGATCGTGGACTTGCCGCTGGCCGGGCCGCCGCCGAGGAACGTGGCCACCGGATGGGCGTGCCGCCCGTGACCTTCCAGGGCCCCCGACACGATCGAGTCGTGCAGCTTCTGCCGCTCCGGCGTCAGCTGCCCGCCGGGCGCATGCTCCTCCAGGCTGTCAGCCGTCCTGGTGATCCGGCTGGCCGCCCGCAGCCTTTCCAGCATGGCCTGGCGGTCCGGGGCCACTTCCAGAGCCAGGTGGCGCAGATATGCATCTTCTGGAAGAATGTCACCGGCTGCTGTCCGGTAGCCGCGCGTGCTTTTCTTCAGGAAATCCGGCTTGTCATCACTTTCATCGTCTTCAGCGTCCTGGCCGTCTACGGGGGGAGCTGCACCCTCGTCGCCCTCATTGCCTGGCTCGGCCCCCGGTACCGCCCCGTCCTCCTCACCGGGCAGCGGGACGCCGCCTGCCGCCGGGCCAGCGGGCGGGATGCCCGGCACGCCGCCGGGCTGCCCCGGCATGCCCGGCACCGGGACCGGCTGGCCGTTCACCGACTGCGGGAATCCGGGGTAGCGGGGCTGGACCTGGACGGTGAAGCACATGCCGTCGAACTCGCACTCCGCAGTCCCGTCAGATCGTCCTATAACCTGACCAGCTCCGCAAAACGGGCAGTTACCAGTATGAATATTGTCCTCAAGCGTAAAGGACTCAAATCCTGGCACAACAGCACAGTAGACAGTCTCAGGCTCCCCGGGAGCGCCGATGCTCTCGACCGTCCAGCCGAACCGCTCGCGAGCAGGACCGGCTCCGTGCCGCTCAAACTCGGCCCGCTGGTCATCACGGAGGAAGAATCCCGGCGTTAGATCCGCCCGGGAAAAGCCGACGATATGAATAGCCGATTCCCTGCCGAACCCGGTTCTCGTCCGTGACAGCGGCTCGTAAGTCCCGATCCCCAGGAGCGTCGCAATATCCCGGACATGCAGCAGCGTTTCCAGGGAAGCGGATGAGATGCCGGCATTCGTGGTACTCATCTCTCCGTCAGCGGCAAAGTAGCCCATCAGCCAGCCGCGCAGGTATTCCGGCGATGATGTCAGCGGGGGCAGCTCTTTCGAGTACCCGAGCATCCCGGCGGAATAATTCAGGCCGGGAAGCCCTGACGGCGCCTCCCGCTCATGCGGGGTGCCGCCGATCTCGTCAAAGTACTTAGCCAGGTCCCGCTTATTTCCCCAGAGGGTCACGGCCCCGTAGGAGCCGTAAGAACGGCGCATGATCTCGCCGTCGCCAAAGACGAAGCCCATCCGGATGCCGTCATGATCGGGGGCGGGCTCGACGGCAGGCGCGCGCAATGATGCCAGCCGGTGCCCCGGGATCAGCTGATCAGTCGTCAGGACCCGGTCCGGCCGCCGCACAAGCCAGCGATGCCCGGACGTAGCCCGGATTACCTTGCGCTTCCTGTTCCGCTTCAGGACGACTTCCCGCAGCGGCTGGATCCCGAAATCCCGGATCTCCGCCTCGGTCCACCGGCCGGCGTGAGAAGCAGCCGGGTCTCCCGACAGGACCAGCTGAGCCGTGCCCGCAGTCTCTGCCAGAGTGCGGACTCCATCGCGCGTAAGGTATCTTGTCGCACCTTCCAGGCAGTGCAGTATCTCCGCCCCGTCACCCGAGTCATGCGCGGTCCGGGCCGGAAGAGCCGACGGCACTCTCATCGTCAGCACATCGCCGAACAGCCGGTCAGGGCGCATGCGGGCCTCCTCGCCTCTTCATATCCGGCGGCCGGCGATGAACAGGCGGAGGGCGGCTTGCCTCTCCCAGGAAGCTGAGGGTAGTGTTGCTGCATGCCTGATCTCGAAGAGGCCGTCGCCGCGCGGCTCGCTGAATTCAGCACGACCAGCCCGCCGCAGCTCGTCCTCGTCTTCGACAACGGGATGCCGGCCGGGGACGCCTACGTCCTGGCGCCGGGCTCCCTGATCGAGGGCGAGAGCCAGCACGAGCCGATCTCCAGCGTGCTCGTGCATGCCAGCCAGGCGATCACGGCCGGGCGGCAGGTCCAGCCCACCGAGGGCTTCTACGGCGTCGGCCTGCTGCTGTGGACGATGGCGGCCGGCGACCCGGACATCACGCAGCCCCGCTGGCAGCCGGTCCGGCTGGCCGCCGTTGTCAGCCGCCGGGAGGAGCACGGCGACCTGATCGCGATCCTGGACGAGCACGGCGACCCGGTCCCGGCCCGCGAGCCGCATCTTGACCCTGAGGTCAGCCACAGCCTGCACGCAGTGCTGTATGCCATCATGTCCTCAGCCAACTGAAGGCGGACGAGATGCCCGACACGCTGATCCCCTGCGAGAAGCACGAGCTGACTGGCTGCGCTGACTGCGCGCCGGGGGCTTCGCCGGGAATTCCCCGGCAGGCCCGGCTGCGCTCGCGCGCGGCCGGCAGCGGCCTCGGGCCATGGTTCCCGGCCCAGTACGACGGCGGGTGCGGCGGCTGCGGGGAGAAGATCACCGAGGGCGACTCGATCCGGGCTGACGGCTGCGGCGGCTGGCTCTGCCCGGACTGCGGAGCCGAGTCAGAGTACGTACCGGGCTCCGCAGTGATCCCGCCCCGGCCGGGCCCGGCAGTGCGGGTGATGCCCGCCGAGCCCGCCGAGCACCTGCTGGCCATGATCTGGCTGTATGTCGACTGGCGCTCGGTCACCCGGCGGCTGACGGCTGAGCAGCGGGAGCTGTGGGCAGACGCACTGGAGGCGCACTCGCGCAAAGTTGCCCTGCCGGGCGAGACGCCGGCGAAAGCCGACCGATGGTGGCGGCAGTGATCTGGCTCCAGATAACCGCAGCCATCGCTCAGTGGTGCGGCATCCTCCTGGGCTGCCTCTTCTCTCTTGTCCTCGCCTTCCGCGCCCCGCTCATGGCTGACCGGGCAAAACGGCGTACCGCCGGGCCGGAGCCAGAACCCGGGCCTGAGACCCTGCCGGCCAGGATGCCGCTGGACCCGCGCGCCGGCATCGTCCTGCGGAGCCGGGAGGGGTACCGGCTGCAGAAGACCTGCCCGGTCTGCGGGATGGACTTTGACCTGGCAGCCATCCGGCTGGGCGTGCACAGAGTCGTGAGATGGCGGGGCTGGCGCACTCACGAGTCCTGCGTCCTGTGGCTGAACCACGGCGCGCTGCAGGCATCTTCGCGCACGGGCGGCACAGGAAGCTGAGCCAACCTGCTAGCCTGGCGGCATGTGCAAGCCCGCCGGCTTCGTCCTGAAGCCGACCCCGTACCGGGAGGACCCGCAGCAGCTGGCCTTCCACCTGATCAGCATGCACTGCGACGGGCTGGCCATCGAGCGCCCGGTCACCGGGAACATCGATCAGCACGAGTACGAGCACGACGGGCCCGGCACGATCCGCAATCACCCCCGCTGGCTGCGGACCTGGGACGCAGGCAAGATCGAGGACATCCTGGAGGAGCTGGAGGCCAGTCCGTGAAAGACATCATCTGGCTGCGCATGAGCCCGCGCGCGGTGC